CCTAGGGCATTGGGTAATAGATCTATCATGTATGATCCTAGAGATCCAAAAGGAAAAGATCATGTCAATACCATCAAACGTCGTGAATACTTCAGACCTTTTGCTGGATCAATATTGAAAGAACATGTACACGAATGGTTCGATCTTCGTGGTATGGATGAGACACCGTTTATGATGTATGCTGTTAGGTGTCAAGAAGGAATCAAAGAAAAGATTCCAGCAATTATTCACGTTGATGATACATGTAGAATTCAGACAGTTACAGAAGAAGTCAATCCTCATTACTATAATTTAATCAAAACTTTCTACGATAAGACAGGATGCCCTATTATCTTCAACACATCCTTTAACCTAGGCGGAGAACCTCTTGTAGAGACCCTAGACGACGCTCTGAGGACTCTTGCAAACAGTTTGATAGAATACCTCTATCTGCCTGAATACGGTCTTATGATCGAAGTGAAGAACTGATGGAGACGGTAGGCATCAATATGACACATGATGCTTCTTTCTGCCATTGTGTGGATGGTAAAATAGATTTGTTTATAGAGGAAGAGAGACTTAGTAGAAGGAAGCATGATCATACTCCATTAAGAACTATCATAGAATACTTTGAAAATAGTCATGCTGGAGTTACAGGATTAGAATATGATGATGTGGGTTTACCAGAACTATCCGCATATATTGAACTTGCACTCAAGAAAAAATCTAATGTTGTAGTTGATCTATACAAAGAACACCATCTACTACATGCAATGTGTGGATTTTATAATTCAGAATTTGAAGAAGCTGATGTGGTTGTAGTGGATGGTATGGGTAATAATAATGAAGTTGCTTCAAGATTTAGAGTAACAAGACCTTCTAGTATAAAATTACTAGAAAAACATATAGACATAGGTATAGGTATGGTTTATTCTTCCATATCAGAATATCTTGGATTCGGACAATTAGGATCAGGTAAAGTTATGGGTCTTGCTCCTTATGGAAAAGAAGATCCTGAGATAAAACCCTTTGTCATAGGCGATAAAATCAATTCCAATCTATTCAATAGAGTTAAAGAAGGTGCTAAATTCATTCCGTATGACTATCTTCCAGAAGATAAAAGTATAGATAATCAGAGAATAAGAAACTTATGTTATAGATTGCAGAAAGATTTTGAGAAATGGATGACTAATTTTATTCTTAAATGTGATCATAAAAATATCGTTTTAACTGGCGGGTGTGCCTTGAATTGTGTTGCAAATTATGAATACTTGAAACATTTACCAAAAGATGTTAACCTGTATATTGAACCTGTAAGTAATGATGCAGGCACTGCCATAGGTCTAGCTAAATATTTGTACTATCATGAAAGAAATTAAAGAATACGAGTATCCGTTTCAAAAAGATAATACTGAATTGGAAGTAGAGATTCTCAATGCTACTGCTCCTGTGCCTAATAGTTATCTTGAAAGATCGGAAAATTGTCATATAGCAAAATGGTATAGTTATCCACAAAAAATAAGAAAATTTATAGAGTGGATAGAAGAGACTACAGATTGTAAGTTGGAAAATTTATGGGGTGTTTGGTATCGTGATGGTGGTGGTATAAAATGGCATGCTCATAACAGTGAGGAAGATATTAAATATTCTTTTGTTTATTATATAAAAGTTCCAGAGAATAGTTCTTCAATACATTTCAGTAAAGATCCAGCAAAAGAAGACTCTCTGATAATTCCAATAGAACAAGGAATTTGTGTGGTATGGGATAAAGATCTCCCACATTGCGTACCTCCTAGTAATCATAAAGGTAGGTGTGTATTGTCAGGTAATCTAAGATGAAGTTTCAAGTTTACGATGATTTCATATCACCAACATATCAAAATATATTAGAGAGTTTGCTCTCTGATTATAATACTAGGTGGTCATATCAACCACACATGGATTATGGTGAACGTGGAGCTCCACAATTTTTAATTGGTGTATTAGATAATGGAAATGTAGGAGATCAAATGCTACACTTTGCTCTTCTAGGTTTGGTCAGTAAGATCATAGATGAAAAATTACCCAACTGTATGAATACTAGAATAAGAGCAATACTACAGACTCCTCTAGTTGATCCACCAAAGCATTATATTCCTCATACTGATGATAGAGGATCTGAATTTTGGAGTGCTATTTACTATGTAAATGATGCTACAGGTGACACATATCTGTTTGATAAAAAGACAGATGATGTTGATAACCCAATAGATTGGAGGTGGAATCATAGTGATTCTGTATCTCCCAAAAAAGGAAGATTAATAATATTTCCTTCTGAACATTTTCATGCTGGTTCACCACCTAAATCTGATAGAAGGATGTTACTCAATTTTAATTTTGCAAAGAGATGAAAAGAATTAAAAGACTAGTTATTGTTGGTGGCGGAACTGCTGGGTGGATTACTGCATCATGGTTTGCTCGTAGATGGTCAAATCATTTTGAAGTAGTAATTATTGATAAGTCTCAACCAGAAAGAATTGGTGTGGGAGAAGCAACCCTTCTTAGTTTCCCAAATGTCATGAAGATGATGGGATATAAACCTACTGATTGGTTGAGAGAAGTAGATGCAACATTTAAGTCTGGTATTTTATTTCCTGGCTGGGGTCACGAAGATGCAGAAATTTGGCATCCTTTTTCATTCACAAGTGTAGGTGATTCAAAAACTCCTCTGTATGATATATGGCAAACATACCAAGA